GCAATTTCAAGACTTCAAGGAAGAAAAACCCAAAGCCAAGAACAAAAAAACTCGTGGCCGACCAAGAAAAAACTAACTTTACTTACGAGGACAAATCTTTGGAAATTGATTTGGAAATAAAAAAGAGAAGAGGCAAGTGGTTTCTTGATTCATTGGCCTGGTTTGATTTTGAGGATGTTGAGCAAATCATTAGGGCGCATATTCATAAAAAATGGCACCAATGGGACCAAAGAAGGTCTCTAAAGCCCTGGATGAATAAAATAATAACTAACCAAATGAAGAATATTTTGCGCAATAATTACAGTAATTTTGTTCGGCCCTGTTTGAATTGCCCGTTTAACCAGTCTTGCGCAACCAAAGATGGAGGCGAGTCTTCGTTGTGCGGGTTCACCAAAAGCGGTTCGCAAGACTCTTCCTGCCCATTATATGCCAAATGGGAGAGAACAAAGAAGTCTGCCTACGGAATCAAAATGGCACTAACCCTCGAAAACCATTCTAATGAAGTTCAAGCTATGGAGGATAATAATTATAGCATTATCGATGCTCAGAAAAAACTCAACTATTTCATGAAGAAAGAGCTGTCTGAGAAGCAGTATTTAGTTTACGAATTATTATTTATAGATAATATGGATGAAGAAGAGGTAGCTGGAAAAATGGGCTACAAGACTTCCGAGAAGGGGCGTAAGGCTGGCTACAAACAAATTAAAAATTTAAAGAAGATATTCAAGCAAAAAGCTCAAGAAATTTTAGAAAAAGAAGATGTAATTCCCGATACAAAAGTTATAGCATGGATTTAACAGAAGAACAAGAAAGAATTGTCTCAGAGAACGGTTCAACAATAAGCGACTTAACTGAGTTAACTAAATTAGCTTTTCCTGGAGAAGAAAATATAGACGGAAGAAGTAAGCAGGGGAGAGCCGTTAGGGCATTTATGGTCCAGCAGGGAATTAATTACGACACAAAACATATATACCCGAAAGACAATATACAATTATCAGATTCTCAGCGAGAGTTTATTTCTAACTCTTCTCAGGACGGTATGAACGCATTACAAATCGCTACTGTATTATTTCCAGAAATACGGATTACCCGAAACTCAAAAGAGTACTCTTCTGTTTTGGAGTATATTGAAAGTCAGGATTCGCTAGATTTACACCCTTCCGAAAACGCTGTAAATAGAAAATATTCTGCCCCAAAAGCCGTAAGCAAAATAATCAAAAAAATCAACGACTACTGTCAGAAAAATATTGAAGAGGCAAAGTTAAATATAGGGCAAAAAAAAGCTATCGAATCATTAGGGGCTTTTTTATCTTCTCCTCGATTTACTCAAGTTATAAATAATTATGACAGCATGGAGGATCGAGATTTATTCGAGGCAGAATTCGTAAGAGCTACCTGGGATAAACCTGATTTGAGTAATGATGAAATTAATTTATATATTAATGTTTGCATGGATTATATTCATTTAAAAAACATCCAAGGAGCTATGAGCAAGTTGAATAGAATGTTCAATGACGCAGAAGACCAGCAAGATCTAACCGTCAGGCTGGCAGAGCTTTTGAAGACAAAGAGCGAAGAGTATAACCAGTGCGAAAAAAGGATGGAGTCTTTAATTCAAAAATTACAAGGGGATAGGTCAAAAAGAGTGTCATCCCAGCAAAAGCAAAATTCTAGCATACTAGCTTTGGTTCAACTATTCCAAGAAGAGGAAGAACGTAAGGTGATGATAAAAATAGCAAACATGCAAAGAAAAGCCGCCAAGAAAGAGGCTGACAATCTTGAATCTATGCCCGACTGGAAGGCTAGGGTTCTTGGGGTATCTAAAGACGATGTCGTATGAGCGCACCAAAAGGCGAATTTATTTGTAAGGTTTGCTCGCAACCCTTCTCCTCGGAGAAGAGTATGCATGCTCATTTAAAATCTCATAAAATAATACTTGCAGAATATTATACAAAATATTATCCTCGTTATAATTTATTTACTAAAGAACCCTTGCCATTTAAGAATAAGGATGATTATTTTAACAGAGACTTTTCTACATATGAACAATTGATAAGTTGGTGCGAGAAAACAGAACCATCAGAGGTAAAAGAATATATAATTAATTTATTAAAAAAAAGAGTCGCCGCTAAAGGTTTAAAGTTTGCCCCTTCACATGTTGAATTAATGATTAATCACATGCCCACTATAGATGTTTTTCAAAAACACTATGGGTCTTATACTGCTGCTTGCGACGCTATAGGAATAAAGCCTATGTTTGGCGAAAGATTGCCGGAATCATTCAAGCAGAAAATAGACCCGAAAATGAAAATATTTGTAGACACTAGAGAGCAGCAGCCTCTAACTTTCCCCAACTCGGAACCTATGAAGCTAGAATTTGGAGATTACGCTGTGGGCGGGGCGGATTATGATTATACCTATGTGGACCGAAAGGGAGAGCAGGATTTTAAATCCACACTCAGCAAAAACAACTTAGATCGCTTTGAGTATGAACTTCAGAGAACAAAAGATTTTGATAGTTATTTATTCGTAGCTGTAGAAAGCGACTTAGCGCAAATAGAATCCAACAATAGGCGCGGGGCACACAAATCTAATTTAAAATACATTTATCATAACATGAGAGTGCTAAATCATCAATTCTCGGGAAACTGTCAGTTTATATTTACCGGCAGTAGAGAAAAATCAGAAGAGTTTATACCTAAATTATTGAAGCTTGGAAAGAAACTGTGGAACGTTGACCTTCAATATTATATAGACAAAGGGTTAATATAATGAGCTGGGAGGTAGGCAACCAAGAATCAAGAAGTCCCGACAGAGACTTTAACGAAAAGCTTTTAGAGATGAAGGGGTATCTTGAAGAAAGAGAAGCTAAAATACTACTCTATAAATTCTTAAGAGAAAATATAACCTTTACTACGGATTTAATTTCAGGAGTGAAGCTGTTTCCTTTTCAACATATGGCCATAAAAGCCATGTTTGAAACCGATTATTTCATGGGAGTGTGGAGTCGGGGAATGAGTAAGTCTTTTACTACTGCTATATACGCATATCTAGAAGCAATAATGAACCAGGGCGTAGAAATCGGCATACTTTCAAAGTCTTTTCGTCAGGCCAAAATGATATTTAAAAAAATAGAAGATATCGCTTCAAAGCCTGAGGCAATGTATCTTTCTCAATGTATAACTCATAAATCAAAAAGTAATGACGAGTGGCTTCTTGAGATTGGCAGCTCAAGAATTCGAGCCCTGCCCTTGGGGGACGGAGAAAAGCTTCGGGGCTTTCGTTTTCACAGGATAATTATTGACGAATTTGCATTAATGCCCGAGCGAATTTATAATGAAGTTATAATACCGTTTTTGAGTGTTGTAGAAAACCCAACTCAAAGAGAAGATATTTATAATGTAGAAACTGAATTAATCAGACAAGGAAAGCTTCAGGAGAGCGATCGGCATATTTGGCCAAATAATAAACTTATAGCTCTTTCTTCTGCTAGTTATAAATTTGAATATATGTATAAAGCCTATGAGCAGTTTGAAAATTTAATTCAGATTGGGGGAAACAAGCAGTCGGACGCTCACAGAACCATCATGCAGTTCAGCTATGACTGTGCTCCCCGGCAGCTATACGATCAAAATTTAATTAGTCAAGCAAAGTCAACCATGAGTCAGAGTCAGTTCGATAGGGAGTTTGGAGCGATATTTACTGATGATAGTTCTGGATATTTTAAGACCTCTAAAATGGCAGCATGCACATTAAAGGACGGAGAAAACCCATGCACGGAAATAGTTGGCAGTCCTGGAGATAAATATATTCTCGCTTTTGATCCTAGCTGGGCGGAAAGTGAAAGCAGCGATGATTTTGCCATGATGGTTATAAAACTAAACGAAGAAAAAAAGATTGGAGTCGTAGTTCATAGCTACGCTTTGGCTGGTGCAAATTTAAGACAACATATAAATTATTTTTATTATTTATTAAATCACTTTAATATTGTATCTATTGTAGGAGATTATAATGGAGGA